AGGTGTGCATGCGCACACACGACAAAAACCCTCCCGACTCTCCCGTCAAAACAGATCAAATCTTTCTAAGCGTTGCGTTTGTTGGGTTTGGTGCACGGGAGCGTTCGGTTTTGGTCGCCTTCAAACTCTCCCGGCGGCCTCCCGGCGCATCCCGTTGAGCAAAATGGATCGAATGAAAGGAAGAGAGCGGCGATGGCGCGGAAACGCAGCGAGAAGGAACAGGAAGCGGCATTCGAACGTGCGGCGGATGCCGTGCGCTCGGGACAGGTGCCCAATCTCGAAGGGCTTGATAATGTCGGCATGCGGCTGATTGATGATCCGCAGGAGCTCAAGCGCGGGCGCAAGCCGCCGCCGTTGCGCGCCAAGCTGGTCAACCTGCGCGACGACCCGGTCGGCCAGATGGCGAAGCGCGGCCAGATCGAGCCCGAGCGATTGGATGCCGCGCGCCGATGGCAGGCGCTTTACGATACCGCGGCCAGCATTGGTGGATCGCGTGGCATTGACCCGTCGGCGATCAAGGTCGACGGCGGGCGCTTTGCCGAGCCGATCAACGACGTGCAGATGGCGTCGATCAAGCGGTTGGAGCAATTGGACGATGTGCTGGGAGCGGTCGGCGCCGTGCTGGTTCGGCATATCCTCGGCGACCGCATGACCGTGGCGCAGGTGACACAGCTGCTGGGCAAGCCATGTCATACCGACCGCGAGCGGCAACGCGAAAGCGAGCGCATCGGCTGGCGCTTTCGCGAGTGCCTCGATACCCTGGTGTCAGCCATGGGTGTAGCTGTGAAGGGTGCGCGACGCTGCGTGCCGCGCGACCAGGCCGCAGCACTGTCGATGTATGCCGGCAATCCACCATTGCATCGTGCTGTGCGCGAGGCGCGCCGCAAGATCGTATGATCGCTTGACATGCCCGGGGTGTCCCGGCCAGTTTCTAGTCATGGTCGAATCGCGCCCGGTGAGCAGCAGCTGCCGGGCGCGCTGCGTTTCAAGTGATCACGTGATCACTTGAAATATACAGGAAGGCCTTGAGCTATCTGTGTTGGGTATGCAGGTGCGTTTCACTTAGCGCGTGGTAGCTGGGTGTTCACGGGTCCTTCCTCGCCAAATCACCATTGCGGGGCGGCTTCGCGCGCGGGTTCGCTAGCGGAATCTTTCTCAAAACTAGGTTGACGCGGTTGACGCCGCGCTTGACGGCGGTTGACAACCCATGGCGTCCAAGTCCCGGAAAAACAAGCCCGCGCTGCCCTTGCCGGCCTTGCGTGTCGCGCCGGACGCCTGGGCGGCCTACAGCGTCGAGCCATGGCCGGTCGCATCGCTGCTGCCCTATGCCCGCAATGCGCGCACCCATAGCGCCAAGCAGGTACGCGAGATTGCCGGGCTGATAGCCAAGTTCGGCTGGACCGCCGCGGTGCTGGTCGACGAGGCCGGCATGATTTTGGCCGGCCACGGCCGGGTGATGGCGGCCAACCTGCTCGGCCTGGTCGACGTTCCCGTCATCGTGGCGCGCGGCTGGTCGGAGGCCGACAAGCGCGCCTATATCGTGGCCGACAACAAGGTCGCGGAAAACGCCGGTTGGGACAAGGAGCTGCTCGCGATCGAGCTGGCGGCGCTGGCCAACATGCCGGATTTCGGCGGCAGCTTCGCCGAGCTCGGCTTTTCCGATGCCGAAGTCACGCGTCTGCTGCCGGAGATTGCGCGGGAGGGTCACACCGATTTTGACGCCGATGCGCCGCCGGCGCTGGATACTGCGGCGGTGTCGCGGCCGGGCGACATCTGGCTGCTCGGCGAGCACCGGCTGATGTGCGGCGATGCCACCAATGCCGATCACGTCTCGGCGCTGCTCGGCATCGCCAAGCCGCATCTGATGGTGACCGACCCTCCCTATGGCGTCGAGTACGACCCGGACTGGCGTAACCGTTCTGTGGCGGGTGGCGGCGACCATGGCGGCGACCATGGCGGCGCCAGGGCGGTGGGCGAGGTGGCGAACGACCACGTCGTCGATTGGCGGGAGGCGTGGGCGCTGTTTCCCGGCGACGTCGCCTATGTCTGGCATGCGTCCTGGCACATCAGCCGGGTGCAGGCTTCGCTGGAGGCGGAAGGCTTCGACATCCGCGCACAGATCATCTGGGCCAAGACCCGCTTTGCGATTTCGCGCGGCGACTATCATTGGCAGCACGAGCCGTGCTGGTACGCGGTGCGCAAGGGCGCCACCGGGCACTGGCAGGGCTCGCGTTCGGAAGCCACGCTGTGGGAAATCGACCATCGCAAGAGCGATACCGGCCACGGCACGCAAAAACCGATCGAGTGCATGCTACGCCCGATCAGAAACAATTCGAAGCCCGGCGACTACGTCTATGAGCCGTTCTCCGGTTCCGGCACCACCATTATCGCCGGCGAGATGATGGCGCGCCGGGTGCTGGCGATGGAAATCATGCCGGCTTATGTCGACGTCGCGGTGCGGCGATGGGAGGGTTTCACCAAAAAAACCGCGCTTCTCGCCGCCGGCGAGAGGGCGTGGGGCGAGGTGGCGGCGGCGCGCGCCGCCGAACAACCGCAAGCCGCTTAACAATTGCATGCTGCAGATTACGCCCGGCAACTGGCTGGCGCCGTGCCGGCGCATCGTGCTGTCGGAACGAACCGGCGTCTACTGCCTGGTCGATGCGGAAGACTACGACTGGCTGTCCGAATGGCGCTGGAACATCGGCTGGCATGCCAAGACCAAGTGGAAATTCTACGCCAAGCGCAACGTCGGGCGCGAGCGGCTGACGGTCTATCTGCATCGCGAGGTGCTGATGCGCGCCACCGGCTGCACATACGATTTTGCGAAGGCGCATCACGGCCATCACATCAATGGCCAGAGTCTTGACGACCGCCGCGCCAATCTGGAATGGCTAAAGCCGAAAGCGAACGCGGCGATTCAGCTCAAGCGCGCGGCGATTCCGTCGCTGGACGAAATTGAGGCCCGCCTCGCGATTGAGGCGGGCCTGCACATGGCCGAGGTGCCGTTCTAGTTGCGGGTTTCTATCAGGTGCAGATAATGGCCCGAGGTGTTGGCGCCGCCTGGTTCGATTTCGATCATAAGCCGCATACCTGGCAGCCTGTAGACCGGCGGCACGGCATCATCGGCCTGCCATCCGGCGTAGCGCAGCGAATGCGATAGCGCCAGCAGGAATGGGCGGTCGGCGTTTTCGTCGTGCAGGAAAGTAAGCCGCCCGTGCATCGCTCCGGCGTCTTCAACGAGCCGGTAGCCCTGCTCGACTAGAAGCTTGGTTTGCGGCTCGTTGAGGTTCATGGCCATTGCTTTCAGTTTGCGAATTTGGCGGCAAACTCGCTCACCGGCTTGAGTATCGCTTCCAGGTTGGTCGTATAGTCAACGATTACATCGGCGCCGTTGCCTGGCATGAGACGGACCCAGTAGTCATAGCCGCCCTTTGGTTTACTCCCGCCGTCAGCGGCGGCATACACAAACAAGCCGTTTCCACCGTCCTGATCGGACACCTCGATTCGAAAGCTGGCCTCAACGAGCGTCGTCACGACCTTGCCGATGATCGCATCTTCAAGAATTTGGTCCCAAGTCATCACGCCGCCTCCCGCTGCTGTTCAATACGAGGAGCGGGAGTTCTGCCGATCAGAAATAGTTCGCCGTTCCGGACAAAAGCCCGGAACAGCCAGCCGTTGAGTGGAACGATAAGGATGTGGGCGTGATGTGCCATCTTACGCCTCCCCGACCGGCAGCTCCAGCTGCTTGCTCTGGACGATGGCGTAAACCGAAACGCCGTCCTGGCGGCAGCGGTCGATCACCTCGCCCTTGCCAAGCAGCTTGGAGACGTCGACCGAAATGCGGGCGCGCGCCGAGTGCGGCTTCCAGCCGGTGATGGCCACGATCTCCGGCATGCTGGCGCCGCCCGATCGGCGCAGCATGGCGGCGACGACCTCGAATTTGCCGCCGCGCTGAATATCGGCAACGACCTTGCCGGGCTTCGCGGCATCAAAGCCGGCCTTCGGCGTCTTCGCTGGTTTAACCTTCGCCGGCTTGTCACGACGCGAAGCGGCGAATCCGGCGCTGGCGGCTTGTTTGAGCACGGCTTTGGGCGGAGCTGCTTTGGTGCGTTTGGGCTTCGCCTTGGCGGGCGTCTTCGCCGTAGCTGGCGCCGTAGCTGGCATCGCAAAGCGGTAAAGCGTTTTGCCGGCCTTGACGAAGGATTCCACCTTTGCCGGGTCGACGCCGGCCTTCCTTGCGGCGCGGCGGGCGTTGGATTTCACGGTGTGGGGTTGGCTCCAGTTCATGGGTTTTTGCTCCTTGTTCGCGCGTCCGGGCATGATCGCCTAGATCGCAACGATCAAGGATTGATCGGAATGGTTGCGGAGGCCAGTCGGAAAATGGATCATTTTCTTGCTCTTTTCGGGCCGGTCACTGATCGAAAATGATCAAAAGCCATGTTTAGGATAAGACGGGCTTCGCCCTGATGGAGCTGATGACCGAGGCCGAATACGCCCGGCACCGCGGGGTGAGCCGCCAGGCCATTAACAAGGCAGTTCGCGTCGGCAAGATTGCGCTGCGTGAGCAGAACGGCCGCAAGGGCATCGATCCGGCGGAAGCCGACCGCGCCATGGGCCTCAATGTGTCGCGGGTGCTGGCTGATGACGGCGAACGTGAACCGGAGTCGCGGGCCGAGCTCGGCGCGCTGCCGTCGTCAGGACTGACCCGGGCGAAAACCGCGACCGAAGTCTACCGGGCGCGGCTGGCCGAGCTGGAATACAACGAGCGGCTGGGCAAATTGCGGCCGGTCGAGGATGTCACGATCGGCGCGCAGCGCTGCGCCGAGGTGGTGCTGCGCGCCATCCGCCGCATCACCGGCCGCGCCGATGAAATTGCGGCGCTGTGCGCCAAGGACGGCGTGCTGGGCGCGCGGACCGCCTTGCGCAATATCGATCGGGATTTGCGGCGCGTCGTGGCCGACGAATTCGGAAAATTGGCGGCCGGCGAAAACGTCGACGGCGGCGAAAGCGAGCCGGTTTGAATATTCAGTTTCCCGAGCCTGCCGCGGCCGTCATCATCGCCCGCGCCATGGCGGATCTGTTCGAGCCCGGCGAGGAGGTTACCCCTAGCGAATGGGCGGCGAAAAACCTGGTGGTGCCGGACGGCCCGCGCGCCGGCGAGTTGTTCAATCTCGAGCTCACGCCGTATCTGGTCGAGCCGCTGAATTTTTTTGCCGACGCCTGCCCCGACAACAAGGCGGTGGTGCGCAAGTCCAAGCAGACCGGCTTTACCACGCTGGCGATCGCGGCCTGCGGCTATACCGCCGACGTCGAGCCCTGTGATCTGTTTCTGATCGAGCCGACCCAGGAGAATCTTTCCGACTTCGTCGGCGAAAAGCTGCAGCGCGCCATCGAGGGCTCGCCGACGCTGCAAAAGAAAATCCGCGGCCAGACCTCGCGTTCCAACAAGGGTTCGACCACTTATTCGAAACGCTACGCCGGCGGCTCGCTGCTGATGGGGATCGCCACCTCGACCGCCGACCTTCGCGGCAAGACGCGCAAGAAAGTGATCAAGGACGAGGCGAGCGAATATCCCGACGATCTCGGCGGCCAGGGCTCGCCGCACGACATGATCTCGGGCGCTTACGAATCGTTCCTGGCCAACGGCGACTGGAAAGAGCTGTCGATTTCGACGCCGGTCGTGAAGGGCGCCTGCTACATCGACGCCGAGTTCGAGGCCGGCGACCGCCGCTTCTGGCATGTGCGCTGCCCGCATTGCCGCGAGGAGTTCTATTTCAAGGCCGACCCGGATCGGTTTTGCTTCAACAAGAGCTATCCGTATGAGGCGCATTATAGCGCGCCGTGCTGCGGTTCGATCATTCATTCCTGGGAGCGCAACGACCTGGTGAAATCCGGGCGCTGGATTGCGACCGCGGCCGGGCCGGGCAAGCATCGCTCCTATCATTTCGATGCGTTGAGTTCGCCGTTCGTGCCGTGGGATGTGATCGCCAAGCGCGTGGTCGATGCCGGCTCGGATCCGTCGAAGCTGAAGACACTGGCCAACCTGACCTTCGGGCTGGCCTATGACATGCGCGGCGAGGCGCCGGACCATGAGACGCTGATGGCGCGGCGGGTCGAGGCGCGGCTCGGCCACATCCCGCCCGGCTTCCTGCTGCTGACCATCGCTGCCGACGTGCAGAAGCGCGGCATCTATGTCGAGGTGCTGGCGCACGCGCCGGACCAGCAGAGCTGGCCTGTTTATATCGATTATCTCGACGGCCCGACCGTCGACGTCGACGACGGCGCTTTCGTCGGGCTGACCGAGCTGTATCGCCGCGAATGGCCGGATGCCTATGGCAACCGCTGGCGCGCCGACGAATTCGTGGTCGATGCCGGCTATCATACCGACGCGGTCTATGAATGGTCGCGGCGGCATCCGGGGGTGAAGGCGATCAAGGGCGCCGACGGCTGGCGCCGGGTGGCGCTCGGCGTCGCCACCGACCAGGACGTCGACTATCGCGGCAAAAAGATCAAGGGCGGCGTCAAGCTGCGGCTGGTCGGCACCTGGGATCTGAAATCGAAATTCTATGAATACCTGGCTCGATCAGCGCTGGTGGAAGGCTCGGCGATGGTCTATCCGCCGGGCTATTGCCACTTCCCGAATTTTCTCGACGAGAGCTACTTCCACCAGATCACGTCGGAATATCTCGACGACGAAATCTATCGCGGCCGGCCGCGCAAGGTCTGGAAGCAGCAGGGCGGCAACGCGCCGAACCACTACCTGGATTGCCGGGTCTACAACATGGCGGTCGCGGACGCGTATTTTTCCGCCTTCACCGCCGACGACTGGGCCGATCGGGCGAAAGAGCGCGGCATTCCCGCGGACTTGCGTACGCCGGATCTGTTCACGCCAAAGCCGTTCCAGGCGGTTGCGGCGAAAGCGGTCGAAGGCTCGAGCCAGGCCGCGGAAGCCGAGGCGCACGATCCCTATGCGGCGCTCGAGCAGCTCAATCGCGGGACCTAGAGGGAAATTTCGATATGGCCGCTGGCCCGATGACGACGGCGCAAAAAATCGCCGCGGCCGAGAAGGCGCTGCAATCGCTTCTGACCGGCTCGATGGTCGAGGAGCTGCAGCGCGACAACATCCGCACTCGGTTTTTCCCGACCGATGTGGAAAAGCTGCGCGGCTACATCGCCGATCTGAAGGCCGAGGACAGCGGCGTCTCGCGCCGCGGCGCCATCGGCGTCAGATTCTGAAAACACGGGGCGCCAAAACAGCATGACCATCGAGTTTGCGATCGTCGACGAGCTCGCCGCCGTCGCCGCCGCCGCGCAGCCGCAGATGAGCGCGGATGGTGCCGGGCCGCTGGTGCGCGATGCCAACTCGGCCTTTGCCGCGGCGTCGGCGTCGTCGCAGGAGCTGGGCGGTTACTGGCCGGCGCTGCATTCGGCCGATTCCGCCGTCCTGCCCGAGCGCGCCATCACGGTCGCGCGCACCCATGACCTGGTGCGCAACGATCCGACAGCCAGTGCGGCGGTCAACCGCCTGCTCGATATGCTGGTCGGAGCGGCGGTGCGCAATGCCTCGCATCCCGATATCGAGGCGCTGGGTTTCGATCGCAAGGACAAGGCGCAGCGTCTCCTGGTCCGTGATTTGGGCCGCGCGCTCGATCGCGAATTCCGGCTATTCCTGAAGGATCCGGGCAAGCGCTGCGACGCCCGGCGCAAGCTGACCGGTCAGGGCATTTTCCGGCTTGGCGCCCGGACGTTTTCGACCTTGAACGAAACCTGCGCGGCGATGATGTGGCGGCCGGAGCGAGGTGCCCGTTATGCCACGTGCATCATGCCGGTTGATCCGGAAAGGCTATCCAATCCCTACGGCCAAGGAGATCTCGGCAATCTGCGCGGCGGCATCGAATTTTCCGATATCGGCGAGCCGCTGGCCTATCACGTGCGCCAGGCACATCCCGGCGACTGGTATCAGACGCAGAAGACTATGGTCTGGGAGCGGATTCCGCGGGCTACGCCATGGGGACGGCCGTTATTCATTCACGCCTTCGAGGAAGAGCGCGAGGGACAATCGCGCGCGATCTCGCCGTTTGCCTGCCTGGTGCCGCTGCTGCGAATGGTCTCGCGCTACGCCCAGCTGGAGCTGAATAACGCCGCGCTCAATGCGCTGATGGGCGCGTTTTTGACCTCAAACCTGCCGCCGGATGCCGCGGCGTCGCAGCTGTCGCCGGGCTCGGCCTCGATCGCCGACAAGCGCATCGCGCATTACACCAAATTCCCGCCGACCTTGGCCGGCGTGCGGATCCCGGTGCTG